CACGCATACATTTTTCGAACAACATGTATTGAGGTTCTGGAGCAGGTTTTGGCTGTTTGGTTTTCTTATCCACCACGGGCTGACCTTTGTCATCAAAATATCCTTCATGAGTAATTGTAGTATTACTTACCCCGTTGTATTGACGCACATTAGGTGCAATAAGTTGTGCAAAGTCACCATCTGTACTAATAATAACATGATCGTCGTTAGGATGATTTTGTATCCAACCTGCAATAAGATCATCTGCTTCTAGAACAGGATTGTGCAGTACGGTGCAGTTAGTTTTGTCTGTAACAAACTCTTTAAACTCGTCAAAGATTTCCCAAAACACTTTATCTTCTTCTGCTTCACGTGGGCTTAGTGCATCACGTGCTTCTTTACGATTACGTTTGTATGGTTCATAATAATCCTTGCGCCAACTGCGTCCTTCTAAACAAAAAACAACGTGCGAACCGTTAAAGTCCTGCCACGCTTTTTTAATGCTGTTAAGGGTGATGTGCATTGCCATGCCAACTTTTGTATCAATGTCGCCACGTACAACATGACGAGCACGAAAGAATGTGTTAGCAGTGTCAATTAAAATATAAGTCATGATACTTCACTTTTGCCTTTGTCTATTGGTACTACATTAATATAACCGGAACCGCGTGATGTGTCAAGTCCTTCTTCACTTAACATGTTAAAAACTATATCTCTAAACCAACGATCTACAATTTCTTCTTCAGGATCTGCTTCTTCGCCATAACCTGATTGAATTAGTTGTTCAATAAAATACTTGTTCCAATCTAACTCAAAAAAACCATTACGTACATTATCTTCATTTACTTTTACGTCTAACACATTTACCCAAGGTTGTTTACGGCGTGTTGCATATTCTTTTGGATTGCTTACTTTTAGTTGCTCCATTTCTTTTGCTTCTAAAGCAGCCGCCTCTTCTGCAAGACGTTTTTCTTCTGCTTCAATACCTGTAATTTTTTTAAGCCATTGTTTCATTTGTATTCTACCCGTTGTATAATTTCACTTAATGTCCACGGCAGATTTCTGTTTGTCCTTGAAAGATTGTATGTTACCTCCATCTTTTGTAGAATTGAATCTAATTTGTTTAATCTTACTACTAGATCTTTTAATTCATCTACAATTTTTTCTGTGCGTTGTTCTTTCATAATTGCTTCCTTATCTTTTCATATTGCTCTTCGGTATGTATGCCTTTGCTATACTTTGCAACCTCTTTAAGTTCCCCAGGCATTTCCGAATAAGCTGATGTGGAGTCTAGGGCTGAACCTCCAGCCTCGTTCCATACAGAGGTTCGCCACCTCTTGTACGTTGAGAGTGTACTCTTCCGACCTACCCCCAAGCGGCATGAGATATACAGGAACGTCCACGCCTGCTTCACGATAGGTATCGACTGCTCTACCAACTTCATCAACATCGTCTTGATCAGCAACAACAAACTTAAAGTACATATCAGCGCCATCCACGCAGGAATACTCACGAGCAACATCAGGCTTAATAGCATCATTCCAAGACTCGCCCGAAACGGATAGCTTCGGTGAGCAGCTAAAAGTGAGCTGAATTCTTTCGTTATTGTTGAGATAGTTGTAGAAGTCATCGTGTAGATGCTGTGTAGTGTTGGTTTCAATTGTGACATTTTTTAGATCCTGCATACCTGGGTGTTCAAATAACTCGACATACAACCGTTGCCAAGCAAGTAATGGCTCGCCGCCTGTAAGGATAAGATGTACATCTTGTCCATTGTCCATAGTCCATTTGCCTTCTGGTAACAAACTAAGCAAGTGTTCAACAACTTCGTTGATAGTTGCTAATTTGTTAAAGTCTTTGAACTCTGGATAGATACTAGCGTATGTATCACAGCCTGTATGCACAATAGGCAAGTCTTCAAACTTTTCTGTTTTTTCTACAATTCCATCATCTAACAATGCTTTTACTTCTGCATTGTAACGATTGCCTTCTGCGTGTTGTTTCCAGCGATCACCTACACTTTTATCAACGCCAAAGTTCATACAGCGAAAGTTACAACCAAAGGTGCGTAGGAATACGCTAGGTACTCCTACATACTTGCCTTCGCCTTGTACGCTGTAAAATGCTTCACTATATCTTAGTTTCATCTTGGTGCGAACTCCTGCTGTAGTTTAATGTTATCAAAGAACTCTTTTTTAACACCAGGATCTGTTTTAAACACACCTTCTAGTACCGTTGTTTGTGTAAGACTGCTGTGTGCCATAATGCCACGATTTTCACAACAACCATGTGTTGCTTGGATATAACATGCAACATCTTTACTGCCAGTAGCATTTTTAATTTCTTTAGCAATATCCATTGCAAGTTCTTCTTGCAGTGTACCACGTCGAGCACACCATTGTGCAATACGAGTATACTTGCTCAGCCCAATCAACTTATCAGCAGCAATAATACCAATGTAAGCTACACCAGTTACAGGCTGGTGGTGATGTGAACAAACACTTTTTAGTTCACTACGCACTACTAGCATACCATCATACCCATCTTTAGGATCATTTGGAAATGCTGTTGCGTTTGGTGCAGGATCATAACGTCCTGCCATAAGTTCATTTACATACATTTTAGCAAGACGGCGTCCTGTATCCATGCTGTTTGGATCTGTATGTCGATCAATTACAAGGCTATCTAACACATCTTCAAACTTGCCAGTAAGTTCTTCGATAAGTTCTTCTTTATCACCTTTTTGTAATACTTCTGAGATATTGTCTCCTGCCCAATATCTAATGCCTGCATCTTCTAAGCGGGCTTTAATTTGTTCACTTTTTGCCATATATAATTCTCCGAGTTAGTGACGAGGATGTCATAAAAAATGGTACACTCATATTATAGTGTACCATGTATTTAGGTTTTTGTCAAGCAAAATGTTTGTTCAGCATTTCAATGCGATCTTCTGCTGCTGCCATTTTATCCAATTCTTCTTGGATAGCTTCAACAATATCGCTATGTTCGCCAATACCAACACTTTGATTCATATAAACCATAATGTTTGTTTTAGCACGTTCTAGCTCACCTTCGGCATGCATACGTGCTGCTTTTACTAATTGTTCTTTCATATTGTTCTCCTATTTTTTACCTAATGCTTTTAACATCATTTCTTGATCATGTTTTTTAAGATATTCTTCTTCTACATCACCATATGTACTACATTTATCTAATTGTTGTTGTACAAAAAATAAAACCTCGTATAATTCTCTTTTTGCACCCCAAGTGTTAAATCCATCCATTCTTGGATCAGTTGCAGCCCAAGTAATTTTTCCTATTGTTCTGCAAATATCATTTATATTCCAATCTTTAATCATATTCCCACGGAAACACAATCCAAGTGTCTTCTTCACTAGTTTCGATAGTTTGCCATACGTAATCTACACCGTCAAACTCTGTATGTGTTTTTTCACACATTACAGCAAAGCGGACATTTTGTCCCCAAATGGTATCCCAATTTGGATGATAGGGTAAACACCCACCTTGCCAATCTTCTTTAATCCATTTAAAAGTAGCACCAGTATCGTTAATATCATCTACAATTAGTATTTTCTTTTTCTTTGTAGGATCACTGGTTGCTTTACTCCAAACATCATCTCTGTCCGTAACTGACACATAACCAAACGCATCTTCTGCCATCCAGCAGTTTGATTCAGGCCCTGACTCACTTTTGTTATCACGCAGTCTAACGTCTAAAGCATAATGATCGCAGTCAAGTAAATGACTAAGCACAACACTAACCGGCAACCCGCCTCTGTTTAGTCCTACAATATAATCTGGACGGAATCCTGTTTTGTACATTTCTAATGCTAGTTTATGAGCACATTTATGCACGTCATCCCAAGTGTAATGTTTACGTTTCATGTAACTTTCTCATTTCTGTAGTAATTGTGCCTTTTGTTTCCATTTTTGCAATCATAAATGCCATAGATTGTATGTCATCTAATATTAATTTGCATGATCCTTGATTATCTAATTCTGCTTGTCTATGTAAATTAATTGCAAGTGTTTTCATAACATCTATACGTTTAATTAATTCTTCTACGGTATGAATCATTTTGCCCTCCTAAAATGGTGGTTCGTCTTCTTGACGACCTTTCCAATCTTGATGTACCATTGCATAAATTGTTTTAAAATTTTCGTATGCCTTTGCCAATGCTGGATAATCGTTGCACATGTCTTCTACCTTAGAAACACTAGGCATATTGTCTTCAAACTCAACTGGATTGTTTATTGTAATATTAACACCATCAATTGTTAAATCATCTGCATATACGCTATATACGCTAGGATCAATCTCTGTTGTCATAATATTATTAATATCGATTGTATTCATAGTTATAGTGTTATTATCCGACATAGTGACAAAGTCTGTATCAATAGTTATGTCGCCTGTTTCAAAAGTAGTAACATGCATTCCAGATTCGTCAATATATTTTACTTTACTTTCCATTTACATACTCGCTACACAGACACGCATTGTTTCTGTTCTTTGTATTGCACCCATCCAGTTTTCATTATCAATATCTTCCATTTGTTCTCTCCACAGATTCCAAAATTCAGATGTTTCAGTACTTTCGATAATGTGTTGACGTATTTCAGCCTCAAAGTAACTTATAGCTGTCATGTAATCGCCTCTGTCCATTATTTCGATAATTTGTTTTGTTTTATCGATTATTTCATCCATTTTTACCTATCTCCAATTTATATTGATCCAAGCACATATCATCTATACTTTTGTTTAATGTAACAAGGTTGCTCAAGTTATCTACTACACTTGCTACTGCATCACCTTCTCTACGTTCTGTTTCAATGATATTTAACTTTTTTCCAGTTACTTTTTGCATAGTGTTTAACACTTCGCGAACACTATATCCTACGTTAGAACCCAAACACTCATATGGTGTATTGGCTGGCCCTCGTTCCACTCCGTTGACAATGGCACGAGCCAAATCAACAACATGAATATAATCACGAATACAAGTACCATCCCTAGTATCATAGTCCGTACCAAAGATCTTAATGTTGGGTAGTTTCTCAGCAGCCACCATAGCAGCAACACGAATAAGATGGGTAGGAACGCCCAGTTGACGATTAACCCCGTCAGTACCAGATACGTTAAAAAATCTAAAGATAGTGTATCCATTGGCTTTCTCCTTTATTACATCTTCTGCCGCAACTTTACTACGTGCATATGGTGATGCCATTTCCCAAGCACTACTTGTGCTTGCAAATAGTATATGTGGTGTTTCTACACGATCTAACAAGTTAGCAGTACCCATAACATTTACTCTGTAGTATTCTGTAGGTTCATTCATGCTTTGAGGTACAACACTGCGGCCCGCTAAATGGACCACAGCGTCATAACTGCCTTTAACATGAGAGCCTGTTACATCAATAGGCCAATATTCGTCACAATATGCATCAACATCATTATACTCACCGTGAATATTAATGTCCCAGCCTGTAACGTGATGTCCATGCTTTTTTAAAAGTTTACAAACATGACTACCTATATAGCCAGTTGCACCTGTGACCAGTACTCTCAATATTTTGTCTCCGCAACATAATCACGATAACGATTAGTATCTCTGCGCCATTGTTCACCGTTACCTTGCATAATGTCTATATAGCGATCAATGGTTGCACTAGTCCAATCACTAATCTTGCCTAGATCTTTGTGTGGTGCGTCAAGCAATGGACCTAGTTTGTTCATAGCATCTTCAACACTCCACGGAACATACATTCTTGTATGATCATTTGCAAAGATTTCTGGAAAACTGCGATACGCTGGAAACAACACATTGCATCCTAACGCATCTGCTTCACTTACCGTATTGCTTGTCCAATCCTGCAAAGCACAATTAAACAACACTTTACTACGATTCACAATATCATAGTAATGATTCTTTTTCAAGTTTTCATATATTACCAGTTGTCCACGCTCTTCCATTTTACGAGCACGGTCAATATACTTTTGATTGTTACTACGTAGTGGACCGCCTTGTACAATACAAAACTCTACGTCTGCTGTACCAGGTGTTCCATACCATTCTTCAATCATATCCATATAGAAGTCTGGTTGTTTCTCTTGATCAAAACGTGCTGCAAATACTACACGATTGTCACGCTTTTCCCAAGTGTTGATTTCACCAACACGTAGTGCAACTTCTACTTTATCAAATGCTAGTCCGCTGATGTTGTAGATAGGAGCCTTCCAGTTTGCAATTTTCATATGTGCAACCATTTCTTCGTTACTTGCTAGTACGCCTGTAACAAACTCGTTGCACATTTCTTCATACAAACTCATCCATTTGCCCATACCCCAAACGTGTACAAAGTCATCTGGATCAACTGCTTGTGCTAAACAACGAATCCAAACCTGTGGACGTTGTTCTGCGGGAATCTGATCCATAATATACGGAAGCGATTCCATACCAGGCTGGAACATGTCTTCAAAGAAGATAACGTCTTCGCCTGTAACTTCACCGTTACGCATCATTTGCACCAAGTTCATCATTTGCGACATTGCAAAATAAGAACGGCCATGTGCGTCCAGCACCTGACCTACTTGAATTGCTTTTGTATTGTCAATAGTTGTACCAGGTACATTTACCCAATTAATAGAGCGGCGTTGGAAAGCACGCCTGCTCCATTCTTCAAGTTGTAATGTGTATCTACCTTCATAGGGCTCTAAACCCATATAAAATAGTTTACGC